TTCTCAAGTAAAACGTCGTAAAAGCACTCGTCAGGAAAGGATGTTGTTTGCGTATCTGTTAACGCAATTGACACCTGACCATTTGGGCGACTTGTGTAGGTTACCGTAAAGTCTGCATATTTTGTTGTTCGCGCTCGATCCCAAACTTGCGCATAGGCCGTCCAAGCAGTCAGATTGATTGCTGCGCCCGTACTGTCTTTGAACTGCAGAGCGAGGGCGTAGTCAGCGCGGCGCTGAAGGCTTATGTTGTATGTGCCGGGTGCAACGCTCATAACACAAGCCTCCGATGCCTACAGGTTATCGGCCCTGGCCGCGCCATGCCTTTTTACCTTTCCGTCGTGGGCGAGAGTTTTGCCCTTGACCTTGAGAGGTCGTCTTGGGGCGACCAGGCAAATGCTCAACACGAGCAGTGCCAACTTTTGAACGAACAGCCATCTCAGTCAGGCGAGTGATATAGCACCGTTGGTGCCATCGAAGTCAATTGTAAACGTTTCGCCGGCAACTAGGTTGACTGGAGAGCCATAGTCATACCAACCAATCAGTAAGTCACTAGCGCTTGTTTGATTAAATAAAACAATATACCTGAAGGTTGGAACAACACCAGTTGCATTAAGAGTAAGGTCAGAAAGAATTAGCTTGTATAGCCCGGACGACTGTGATGAGCTAACCGTTGTAATAACACGAGAGCTTAAATTTGTGTAAGAAATTTGCGTGATATTCGATAGCTGTGTATTTGTGTAAGCAGGAGCAGTATTTGTTAATGCTATTTCAAGTTGATCAGTGCTGAAATTATGGCGAGCCTCCGCTAAATCGTCAACAAAAGAATAGAACTTATTGATTGGGGCCATGTCGAAGGAAATCTATTGGCTGCGTGCATACTAGCCCATTGGTGTAACTAAGACAGGTCTGTACCATAAATATTGTACAACCATGTCTGTGTTGCGTCGCGTATCATTGTTGCTGACTGCCAAGTGCTACCACTTGGAGTTGCAATATAACTCCATGGCGAAGAAATTGTTCCAGCGCTTGGATATTGAACAGTTGGCGGACTAAGGGTAATAAAAGATGCTGTAGCCGTAGAATCAGTTAAAGAGGTATTGTAACTTGTTCCACTAATGGTTGCTGTAAATCCACCAGCACTTAAGGAAGCTGAACCAATTTTGCTTGCCCTGAAACCAGCAACCATAACAAGCGCTCTGCCACCACTTGCACTTTGACCGTATCCAGCCAATGTGTCCATGTAAAATACGACACGATTTCCTGTTCCACCAAGAATATTAAATCCTCCAGTTGGTGTTCCATGTTTTGTATAAATATTATTTTGTCCAGCATTTACTCTCATTGCTGAAATAAAAGTTGTTAGATCATAGGATAACGTTAGACACATTGTTACACCGTTTATATTTCCATCTACCCAATTTCCCCAGATATAGATGCGATTATTATCTTGATCAAGTTTAATCCCAACTTGACCAATTGCTTCGTATGGAATTGTAAGTCGTTTTACTAAATCTCCAGATTGATTTAATACATAAATAAATTTATTTGTTACCGCTAAAATATTGGAACCATATTTAACAGCAGACACACTTCCAACTTGTCCTGGTGTAGCTGTAGATGTGTAAACTTTCCAGTCGCTGGAGTCTGGTGTTCTATTTGTATATGGAATAAGGCAAAGTCCTTTGAAGCTTGCGTTGTATATTGCTATCAATGCTAGTGTTTTTTTATTGCCATATCCATCATCGCCAAAATCAATTACAGTTTGATCCTCTGGATAGTAAGGCGCTATATATCCACCGGTTGTAAATAAATAATGCCCACCATTATGCGTACCAGTTCGCGGATCCCAGCGCCAAATATAATCACTAGAAACCATATAAAATTCATTTAAACTTTTTATGTAACTCATTACACCAACAGTTGTTGGCCAACTTCCAGCGGGAGTGCCTAAATAACCACCTGGCCCACTAAACCAATATTCTTTATTAATTGATCCACTTGTGAGGGAAACACTGATAAATGTTGCTCTATAATCAGGAAAACCAGCTTGATTTAAATTTATAACTCTGGATGCAATCATTACTAAACTTTCACCAAAGCCATCATTTACATCAATAATATTGCAATACAAAAGATACCAATACGAAGAATAGCCATCAACTCCATATAGCTCTTTTGTCCATATAATCTCTCCAGCAATATCTCTTTTTGTTATTACTATCTGACTTGGTGCTGTTGAAAAACCAGACGTATCACGCCTAAAAGTCCATACCTGATAGTTATACCCCTGTGAATCAATAAACGTTCCACCAAGTCCATTTGGCGATCCCTGTGTTCCAGCTGTTTGTGGATCAATATTGCTTATTGGGCTATAGATACGAGAAACCCACAAATCATTACCAAGATTGCCGCCAAAATCAGGCTCGCACAGCATGTCGCTAGCGCAGTCCGCTAAGACAGGCGCAAATGTTGGTATTGATAATTCAAATACTTGTATAAAAGTTGCCTGTATTCTATATAGATTATAATTTGCCAATTCAACTGACCACTCATCGCATCGCCAATTTAATTCATAGCTTGAATCTGGTGGCTGCCACTGAAAAAACTCTGCGTTATCAGCGCTAGTTTGCAAAAATCCATCAATTATATCTGCTGTGCTTTGATCAATTAGCCATTCAAGTTGCCACTCTGGCGCAACTCTATTTAGACCAAAACCAAATGATTTCTTATATCCATCTCCAAATAAAATATTTAACTCCGACGTGGAACTGCTTTTTGGTGATGAGTAAAGTGGAGAAAAAGATGGAAATAGCGTCATGACTTATCCTATTGATATATGAAATTCTGGGAGTCTTGCTCCAGCATATGGCAGATAGATGGCGCCGCCGTTATTGACGACTTGCCAAGAGTAGCCATCGCAGAACGTGTAATAAAACTGTGGATATTTATATGTTTGAGATGGATCACCAATACTTCCAAATCCACCCCAATATGCTGGCCCAAATTGAGTTACTGTTGTTCCCCTGCAGACTTGTATAAATGAACTTTGACCATATCCACTTGCTGTCCATGTTATACATGTTGTTTTTTGTTGGCATGGCCCATTATAGACAATTGGATAACCACCATTTGTTGGAGTCCAATCGCTTGTAATTGGACCGTAAAGCGTTGGATCGCTGTAGTCATATGTCGGCCAGGTAAGAGCAGTTGGGTTTACATTTGTTGAGCACTGTGTATCTGTCGTTATTTTGTATCCGGTCCTCAAGTAATCTATCCATCTATTAATCTCCCATGTATCATTAACTGTTTGTATCGTTGTCCCATCAAGACTATAGGAATATGTAGTGCCATTAACAGTAACATTACCAGTCGTATAATTATAATATTCACTTATTGATGATCCGTCTGACTTTATGTATGTAATTTTTATGTATGTATATTGACCTGTACAGGTTGGGAGTTGACCTGTAATCTTAACGGTCTGGCCACCAACTGTACTGCTAATTGTTCCATAGTCCTGCGTGCATAGTTCGTCTTGATAGCAGGCAGTTGATGCCTGTGCCGTAAGTGTAATAATGCTAGGCTCAAAAGCACGCTTAAATGTAGCTTTTACTGAATATAAATCGTAACTTTGTTGTTCTACTGTCCATTCATCACAGCGCCAATTTATTGCATAATTCGTATCAGGGGGCTGCCATTCAAAATACTCTGCATTATCTGAGCATGTCTGCAAAAAGCCATCAATTATGTCAGCATTTTCTTGACTAACTAACCACTCAAGATTCCATTCTGATTTGACGCTATTTAAACCAAAAATATATCTTGCGGAATATCCGTCGCCAAGCTGTAAATTGCTTAATTGCTGTGATGAGGCTTTTGGTGCTGGATAAACGGGCGCAATGGACGGAAATAGTGCCATGGCCTACCACTTGCCAATTGGGCAAGATGCTGTAGCCAGTCTAACCTTGGCAACCATAAAGCAACCGCATTTAGCGCACTGGTGAATGTAAGGACGTAAGTGATCGCACGCTTTACAGATCTCAAAGCGCTCTTTTGTTTCTTCCTTGGATAGGAATTTCATCAGGCGTCGGGGAACGCTGCGCGAGGGATGTAGAAGTTTGACGTATAGCGAGCGACGCCTTTGGTGATGCGGAGTTCGTCGATGTAACCGCTAAACGTTACGGTGTCAATCCCCCGAAAAATTTGCCTCCTATTTGGTGCAACAGTAGGTGTATTGTAAACGGCTGTTGAGCTGCCGGACTCAACTCCATTCAGAAATACTCTCGTAATCGAGCCATTGTAGCTGACTGCATAATGATGCCATTGATTTAAGGTTGGAAGGGGAATTGATATTACCGCCGGAGTTGCGTCAAGGTTGTCGTTCCAGCGCCACTTTATCGTGCTAGAAATAACAGCGAGATCATATTGTGGGCCTTGCGCGTGATTCCACTGGGCCCCACCATCACCGGTGCCCATTATGATCCCACCATCAACAGCTGCCGAAGGCCACATCCATAATTCAAGTGTAAAAGGCTGGGCCGAAAGACCCAATGCAAACGATGACGAGTTGGGCAAGGTCAGCCATCCACCTGTTGCGGATCCGGAAGCACCGCCAAACCTACTCTGCGCTGTTCTTATCCTGACACTTCCCTGAAAATCAGTATAAGTGACTGCATTATTCAAACTGCTGCTATCAGTAAAAGTTGTGGAACCGTCCGCACCATTCATGTGTAGCAGCAGGGTCACGCTGGAGAAGCTGGGGTCAACGGTGGGGATGGTGGTGTTGTAGAAGGGCAGAGTGGGAGGCATGAAGTTGCTGGTGTAGCGAGCTATGCCTTTGGTGATGCGCAGTTCGTCGATGTAACCATCTAAATGCTCGTTACTCTGGTCGCTCCCTATGTACCAAGTATTAGAAGCCGGAGTTTGACTAGATGTGCCACTACCAGCCAGCACTCCATCGACAAACAATCGCAGAGTGGTGCCGGAGCGTGATGCGGCAACATGATACCAGCGATTAGCCACAAGTGTTACGCTAGAGCCATTGATGTCGGCGGACCCAAGCCAGTACAATGTAGACGCGGTTCTTATTAACCCAAACCGTTCGCCAGAAGACGCAAATATACCCTTATTCGACGCGACGGATAGGAAATAAGCCCAGCATTCGATTGTAAAATCTCCGTTGAAAACAAATCCGGTATTTGCTCCAACAGAAAGATAATCTCCAGTCCCATCAAAGCTCGCACTCGCCCCACTAAACCGGCTCTGCGCTGTCGAAATCTTCGCGTCACCATTTGCTGTGACCGTTAGCCCATTGACGCTACTATCCGTGAACGTCGTGCTGTTGTTCGCGCCGTCCATGTGGAGCAGCAGCGAGACGGCGTTGTAATGGGGGTCGTTGAACGCTTCGTCGTTGAAGGTACGCTCGGGGGGCGTGAAATCCGTTCCATAGCGTACAACTCCAGGAGTTATACGCATATCATCAATATAAGCATTTAAGTATGTACCGTAGCTATATCCTATGAACAAGTCAGTTAGGCTGCCAGAGGGTGTACCAGAAACAGTGCCAGTCGCCGCTTTTGTGCCATTAATATAAATTGTCATCGTCCCACCACTATGAGTGAAAGCAAGATGTGACCATGTATTTGTGGATATTGCTGCAGTAGTTGTTAATCCAAGTTCTCCGCCTGATCCATAGTATGCAAATCTAACTGTACCATTGGAGATAGGGCCAAAACTCCAGTCGCTTGAATTGCTGCCGTTCATTCGACCCACGGCAGCAGATTTTGGCAGTCCGTGCGCTGTTTGATTTAGTGTAATTGGATAAATCCAGTATTCAATTGTATATGAACCCGAATTCCAGTTAAGCGTACTTGATCCTGCGTTAGGTATAACAATATAATCGCCATTGCCATCAAGGTACGCACTTGTCCCTTCAAACTTGCTCTGCGTTGTAGACACCTTCGCATTGCCGTTCTCGGTGGCACGCAGGAAGTTGTTCGACCGATCAAAGAACGACGTATTGCCGTTGTCGCCCGTCATCGGCAACAGCAAACTGGTGTTGATCAGGTAGGGATCGACGAGCTTGCCAGAGGTGGCGTAGGGGCCGACAGGGCGGAAGTTGGTGGTGTAGCGGCAAACGCCTTTGGTGATGCGGAGATCGTCAATGTAGCCGTTAAGCTGCGCCCCAGTCGCAGAGTTATAGAGTTCTCTGCCTATTTGTGTTGTTGCAACTGATAAATTAGCGCTATTGGTCGCTGTGCCGTCATTGATGCCATTAACAAAAAGCCTAATACTTGTTCCCGATCTGGAAATGGCAACATGATTCCAAGTGCCGGTGGCTATTGTCAGCGTTGTACCGGTTGCTATTGAAGCGTTGCTTCCGAATGCGCTAATTCGTCCTGAAGTATTAATGAATAACAGGAGTCCGGTTGCGGCAAGATCATCACCAATACAGATGATGGGCTGACTAGCTGCTAGAGAATTTAGATAGATCCATGCCTCTAGCGTGAAATCGCCGGTTCCAATAGCCGATCCAAGTGTTGCGGCCAGCCAATCACCAGTGCCATCAAACGTTCCGCTAGCCCCACCAAACTTGCTCTGCGCTGTCGAGATCTTCGCATTACCATTTGCGGCTATAGCTAGGGCACTATTACTGCTATCCGTAAACGTCGTGCTGTTATTCTCGCCGTTGCAACGCAGCAGCAAGCTGACGTAATCGAAGTAGGGGTCGTAGAGAGCAGCGCCTTCGTCGGAGCCGGCGTTACCAGGGACGGAAAAGTTAGCGGTGTAGCGGGCTACGCCACGGGTAATGCGAACTTCGTCGATGTAGCCAGGAAAAGCTCGATCAGTTCCTGGTTGCCCACCAATAGTTCGAACTGAAGCACCTCCAGTGCCAGTGGTCAAAGCTGCACCAGCCAGAGTTGATGTCAGCACCGTGCCAGTGCCGTTAACATACATCGTTACCGTATTATTGCTACGAACAAGTGCAATATGTGTCCACGTATTCAGAGGAATCGCAGCAATCGAAGGTGCGGACCAAGCGTTCCACGAAGTGCCATTTGTTGTACCGTAAGAAGCAAGCGCTCCGCTACTGTCGATGCTAATATCACATTCACTATAAAAATCTCCTCCTGCATTCCATAGTCGCGACGAGTTTGCATTTACCCCTGTGCGATAAATCCACATTTCAACTGTAAAGTCACCAGAGCCAAAAGCAAAGCTGGAAGAGTAGGGGACGCTGATATAGTCACCCGTTCCATCAAACGACCCACTGCTCCCGCCAAACTTCGACTGCGCCGTCGAAATCTGCGCATTGCCATTTGCAGTAACAGCAAGGTTGCCCAGGCTGCTATCAACAAACGTCGTGCTCGCATTGCTGCCATTCATGTGCAGCAGCAGGCTGACGCTCTCGAAATACGGATCGAACAGGAAGCTGGTGGCAGGCCAGGTGCCGGCGGCGCGGCGAGCCAGCGCTTGGCTTAGCGTCCAGACACCAGGCGAAGCCGAAGTGCTCCAAGTCGGCTTGGCACCCAGATAACCACCTTCCAACCGATCCATCAGGCGATCTCCTCGTAGCCAATCGTCAGGTCAATCTTGCCAGCAACCCCAGCCTTTGCATAAATAGCATCGCCCTCCTCAAGATAGATATATTCCTCTTTCGATAAAGCAATCAATGTCGAAGCAACTGGAATTGTAATTGCAGATGCTATGTATGAGTGAGTTGATCCTCGATAAACAGTAAGATCAAATGCAATATTTAGAGAAGTGTCAATGTTCGCAGCTCTTATTGTATTTACCTTTAATACCTTGCCGCTTGCGGCAGCATTTGAAAGAGCAACAGCAAGCGTGGTAGTACAGTTATATGTTGCAGTTTTACCAGTAATTGTAGTGGGCTGTTTGAGATTGGGCGCAGCCATGACAGATCAACCTTTGCCCCAATCTATCCGATGTTTCAGCCTAGCGACAAGGTTAGTCAGCCCACCAATCAACTTGGAAATCACGATCCCATCCATAAACTTGAGAATGGAATCCACCAAAGTAATCCGACGCGACTCCCTTCTGGAAATTCACGTCTGCAATATTAACAGGAATCGAGATCGTGTCAAACGAACGAAGATAATTTCTCGTAAATAGTATTTCAATAAATGTACCAATGTCAAAATTAGCCACATCGTCAATATTCGTATTTATTGAATCAAACTGAACTATACAGGCATCAAGCTTGCAAGTGTCAATGTTTACAAAGTAACCATGCCCAAAATTAATGTTTTGAATGTCAACAGAATAGTGATCATTTTCAAGTGAAAATGTAATAAGGTTGTCGTAGTCATATATTCTTACAAAAGTTGCTTGAACGTCAGAGACGCTCAAATCGAGCATTGTTTTTGTCCAGCTATCGCAGCGATACCTTGCTTGCGGATACCCTGGCGGCGCCCAAATAAATGACTGATTACTCTTTGCTCGTTCATATAAAAAATTATCTAAAATATTTGCATCTGTATCTTCAAGTATCCATTTAACGTTCCACTCTGGTGCAGTTTGATTTCGGCCGACTGTCTTTCTTTGCTGCGTACCCCAAGACGATGGAAGTTTTGCCTGTGCCTGTCTTGGTTTTATATTTTTTGTAATTGGATAAACAGGCTGATACGCAGGAAGCTCAAGGTCGGCCATCGCTTTTACCTATTAGCCTTCATAGCGAATATTAATAGTTCCAGCGTCAAATGTATCGGTCCCATTTACGGTGGTAATACGAACACGATCAAGAACGGCACCAAGAGAAATGCTGCCGCCACCGGTAGAAATTTGAGCGGTATCGCTGTTTCCAGTGGTTGTATTCATGACCCATTGATTACCAGTTAAAACATATAGAGTTGCAATGCCGTGAGAAACTGTGGTCGCAGCGCGAGCAGCACTTAACAGCAATCCTGTCGTTGAGTTTGCAGTCGAAGATGTAGAGGTAATACAACCAGACAAATATCCAGTCGTCGTAAATCCGCTTGAAGTACCAAGTTGAATTTGGAGATTAGATGTTCCACTTGTGCTAACACCAGCGAACATTACCTCAATGCTTTTTGCCCAGCTTGGAATACTTGTAAAATCAATTGATGTGCCTGATGTGCTTGCCTGAGAGGTTGCATAGGAAGATCGAACACGATCAACCCATGTTTGAACGCCGGCGCCATCGGTAGCCAGAACTTGATTTGCCGTGCCAGCAGACGCAGGCCCAACCACAAGGCCAAGGTTTGCCGAGGCAAGAGTGCCGATCGTGATCCAGCCAGTATTCGCGGCGTTGCGCAGTTTCAGAAGGCCCGTGGCGGTGTCTGCCCAGGGCTGGTAGGCGTAGGTCGTCGAGGGAGCGGTAGCGCCGCTGTTGAGGCTCACGATGGCCGCCAGAGCGTTATTCAGATCGGCCCGAACAGCAGCGCCCGTAGCGTTATCGATGATGTAATCGTGCTGAGCCATAGTCTTAGATCCTTCTGCCGTATCCTACAGCCATATAGTTGAACGTGCGACTTACTACGTTTGCTCCACTATCGTAAAATGTTACCTGAAATCCAGAATTCGTGACAGAAGAAATTGTGTAATAATCACCTTGATACGACTGAATTGGCGTTATTGAAATTGCCGGAGCGGAGTGAAAGTTATTTGTAAAATTAACTTGATAAGTTATAGCTCCGCTTGCGATAGGAGAGCTTGATTCCTCTACCCGTTGACTTAGTGTTGCTTTGATTTCGAGTTCTTTGATTACTATATTTTGATTTGCTTGCTCGCTTGTTAAAGCAGCCTTGAACTGAAAAACCCTACCGCGAAGCAAGGTATTTGTACACGGCTTCCATTCGCCCCAGGTAGCAAAGCCGCTGTCAAAATCTGTCCATGTATCAATATTTCCAGAATAAGAATCAATTAAATTTGTTGTAGCTGGTTGATCAGAGGCTCTGACATAGACTGCAGCATTTGCCTCTGTTACATCATTTGCGTCAAAATCGCCCCATGTATCCATGCCTGCAACATTGTCGTCAAAATAAACAGCAATGTTGTATGGATCAACCGTAATTTTTCTTTTAAAGTTTACATCACATATTCCACCAGCGTCAACAGTATTACTAAAAATGTATTCACCAATATTTTTAACGCCGCCTAAGTAGTCGATTGATGGCAAGTTGTCAAAATATCCGTCTGGCGCGGATGAATCAAATGTTGTGTCAAGCAATAGAACTAATCCATTTTTAGATACATTAAACTCTATTCCACTTTTTGATCCACTAAACGATGACAGGCTTTCTTGTATTGTTGCTATTTCAAGAACTGGAAACGGTTGCGGAAGTACAATGCTGCTTGCCGCAAACGAGCTTGACCTAACATTTTGATTTGTACTAAACTTTACTAAATATGTCCCTTCTAGCAGTGGAACAATTGCTGAAGACTGAGCGCCAGAAACACTCTTAATAAGCTCTACGCTTGAATCCCAACTAGCTGATGATAAAACAGATTGATGATAAATGAGTACCTGACCACCAATTAAAACCTGCAAATCATTTGATCTTGTCCACGATAAAACACCTATATATTGATCTATCGGTACAATAGAAACGCCCTCGGGGTTGCTTGGAACTTTTTCCTGTGGAGCAACTATTTGGCGATAAGAGGATGCCGCCGAAGCCCTCCCAAGAGCATCATATGCAATAACCTCTATCTCATATTCGCCTGGAACAAGGCTTCGAAGACTTGCCGACGACGAAGATGTTTTAAAGCTCTCCCAATTATAGTCCATTATCCAACAATCCTATAACGAACTTCGTACTCAACTGCATTTGGATCACTCTTCCAGCTAAGAAGTAAATTGTTTGATAGCTGGCCATTGGATTCAGAAGATGTAACTTGTCCGCTTACATTTTGCGGATCGCTAGCTTTTTCTAGTGTTAGCTGGGAAGCCTGGGTCGTTTCAATGCTAGCGCCACGCTCAACGTAATCATATTTTGATGAGTTATACGCCAATGCAGTAATTTTATATTTTATGCCATCTTCTTCTTCGATAGCAAGCACTCTCCATTGCTGCATATTAATAGTGTTGTCATTGTAAATAAATGATCCACCCACTAATGGGGTTGAGGTAAAGTTCGTAGATACTGTAACTTTTGCGCCACTCACAGAAGAAACAGTTCTTGATTCAACAGTTCCATCGGTCATCATTGCGCTAACTGTTGGAGACTGACCAGTTGCAAGATCTGTCGCAAGTGGTTCGTCAACAACAATATAGTTTGTTCCACCAGCCCTTATTCTTCCGCCTCTTCTTGCACCAGCTCTTGAAGGATCAGAAGTTGCAATAACCATTCCAGGGCGAATAGCTATGCCACCATCAATAGTCGTGGTAAACGTCACCGTTTCTGTTTCATATTGCTCCGTATAAAGAAGCCATTCACCAACTCTTCGTGCTTGACTTTTGCTTGTACAGGCAAAGGCTGTTACCTCTGCTGTGACTATTCCGTACTTGGCAATTCCAGTTTGATCCTCAACTGATTCATATGCAAGCTCCTGGTTTTCTAAATCAAGATAACCAACAGTGGCAACTGTATGGCGACTCTTTAGGCTTGATCCAGAATACTGAAAACCTTCCTCACCAATATTTGTTTGGTTAAAGAGATATGTGGGAGAAAGTGGCCTATCTTGAGCAATTGAAAGGGATCCCACAGACCAGTAAGGCATTGCCCTGAAGACAGAGCACATGTCATTGATTAATTTATAAGCCTCATCCTGCGTTTGAATTGATACGTTGCATAGGAATCTTGGCTCGTATTCGTCCTGTCCGGAAGAATCTTTTAATCCAGTTTTTACTAATTCGTTACAATAAACACTGGCTTGATAAAAAGACCATTTATCTAAATTTTTTGTATGTATATGCTGGCCTAGTCCATACCTGCAATTCGTAAGAAGATCCCAGAGGCACCAGCAGGGATCTGCGCACCATTGCTGTGCTGCAAATGTACCATCCCAAGTGCCGGAATACGTAAGTCGTCCATTCGTTGAATCTACTGTTGCATTAGATGGAATACTGACTTTGATTCCACGAATTCTGTAAGACCTGGCCGGAACAGAGCTAAAGTTTTTTGCATCAACCTGCATTGCAACTAATGCAGAGTTTGGATATATCAACTTTGCGTCAGTTATTTCAGTGTAGCTAGTCCAGCTAAATTCATTCTGAAATTTAGTAGTATCAGATGAATTTTCTGTTATTCTTATTACTCTTATGCTAACTGGAAACTCACCAGAAAGCGTGATCGTATCACTCTTTTGGTATTGATCACCAGTTCGTCCACTAACTGTTGAATCAACCAGCACAGAATAGGCGCTTCCATTATATGAAACCGCTATTTGATACCGAACAGAAGTACCAAGTATATCGCCTTTATCTGTAATTTTTTGTAGCGCTGCCCATGTAAGTGTTACGCGAACCCTATCTATGTCTGTATCTGTTATTGTTCTTGTGACCGGTTCATTTTGTTTTACTACAATACCAACGCTTCTTTCGTTTTGAGATTTTTCATAGCCAGACAAAACACCTTGATTCTGCGTTCCCCATCTAATATCAAAATTATTTTGATTAACTCCGTTAAAATTATAATCAGAAGACTGAATGCTGCTAATATTTGCTGATTTTGTTAATACAGGAGTTTTGTCAATATAAATATTTTTTAGCATTGCAATTCTATATTCGCTGGAATCACGCGCATACTGAGAAGCATCTGGAAACCCTTCTATTTCGCCTTCGCTAATCAGATCAACAAGTTGAACATAAGCAGAAGAATTAAGACTATCTGCATCCGTAACCGGTTGATAACTTTGCTTTCTCCTGCGACCACCGGCGCCCGCAATTAGTCCATCGCCAAGGCCCGAATTGTGAACCCTAATTCCATTTGCAATAAATGTATGGTAGGTATCTACGGTAAGATTGTAAACAGTGTGCTTGCCAATTGATTTTTTACTTATAATTGGGCGAAGATGCGCGTTTTGATCCACAAGGCAGTCATCTGCCATAAAAGTTCCAATGCACGCAAAGGCATTGAATTGATTTAATACCCAATGATTAGGAGTTGCCTCCAGTTTTTTGCCACCCCAGATATTGTATTCAAATACATCTTCATTATCGTGAACATGAACCTGCAATACCTTTGATTCAAAAATTCCGCCTATATCATCAAAGCTAATTACAAGATCACCAATAGCAATCTGCTGAATTTCTTTTTCGCCGCTTGGCGTAAGAATAAGCGTTGCGCCAGTAAAGCATCCGCCACCGCCAGAACCAACAATGAAACTGCCTTGCGTCATATTGGGTTAACCGTAATACCAGCGCTAATCACAATACTACCAACAACTGTCTCTCCGTAAACAATTGGAATTGGGACGCCAGAGCGACTTGTGTTCTGTATTCCAGAAAAAGCAAAAGATTCAACACGCGCATCCTTATTCTCTGCCGGCGTCTTTGGCGTTGGCGTTAAAAGCTGTGCAACGCCACCGAGAACCAGGCTGGCACCAACGCTAAAAACAATTGGAGCGATTGCTATGCCAAGTAAAAAGACACCAGCTAAGAAAAATGAAGCAACAATCAAAAGAGCACCAACAATAATTTTGCCAATTGCACCAGCACCAACAACTACAGGAATAATTGATATATCTTCACTTGATCCAAGTGGATAGTGAATTTCATCAGAATCAATAATATGCTTTCCTGCTTTAATTCGATACGAATCATTCGCAATATGTTGTTCTATATGTGGAAAATTTGCCACCAAAAAACGTACCGCTTCACCAACAGTCTCAACTTCGGCTCTAAATATTCTTTGGCCAAGCTCTTTGGCTAAGCGTCCATAGACACGAATAGTTTTCATGCTGCTGCTCTGGAGAGCTTTGGCCAATCATAGTGCCTCAGGATCCTTCCAGTGCACTTACGAAGCCATTCCCCGTATATGTCTGAACTGCTTAATCTTCCCCTGATGTGATGCAAAACAAGCTGGTCGCCAACATATACGCCACAGTGATTAAGTCCATTTCCCTCTATTTGCATTAATAACCCATCACCGAATTGAATTTCATCAATATCTTTGACAACAAAAAAACCAGCTTCTTTCCAATAATCGTCAAATAAGGGATTTTTCTCAAATTCTTCTGGAGTTATTGGCCTATTCCAGTCTGGAAGAGAGATTCCATGCTCTCCGTACCAATCCCTTGCCAATGTCCAGCAATCGGTCACAGCCCAAACCCATTCGCGGCCAACAAGGGGCGCCTTATAGCCGCTTGGGGCAAAGCTATGCCAACTGTTTTGCCCTGGATTGCAAATTGTCCACGGAAGCCCAGTTTTTTCACAGGCAACCAAATCAGCACCGCTTGGAATTGGACTGCAGGATGGGTGACTATGAAAGACCTCGATTATTTCACCAGCGCTCTCTGCTCTTGCGTAATCATCTGGATCAATAATGAACATTTGGTTCGGCTCTGATGCAAGATTTTTACAGGGAAAATATCTTTCGCGTCCTTTAACAATAACAACGAGTCCACAAGCTTCTTTTGGATCCTCACTTTTCGCGTGATCATATGCGGCTAGTTTTGTTGTTTCATTCATTAGAAGTTGTACTGTCCTACGCCTGGGAACGAACCAAATGGTAATTCATTGCCAGCGCCAAAGCGAGCCTCACAGCTTTTTAATCGCTTTCCACATACATCCTGCGATTCTGAAGATACACTATTATCGTTTTCATCAAAAAACGAAGACCCAGTATATCCGCACTCACCCCCTCTGTAAAGCCACTGACAAACGTTATTAATTGTCTGTCTTTTTGGAACCCTTACACCAGCCAAATCAAACGAGCAAGCAAGTTCAAATTCTATGAATTGATTTGTTTCCACTGATTTTCTATCAATATAATAAATTTCTTCTGGCAATGATGCAGTTGGATCTGGCGTACCAAACGGATTTGTATCATTTTCAAAATTAACTGCGTCGAGAAAACGCGCCAATGTTCTGATTCTTTTTACTTCGGCTCCCGTTAAGTCCGATCCGTAAGAAAATTGATTTATTTCAATTAATACTGCTGTAATTGAGCCATCTACGTTGGCAATTCTTACTGTTGGGCGCGGCAGTGTTCCCTTTCCTGTGTATTCAAAACCATCCGCCTCAACAGGCCAAGCGTAGTAAGTATTTCCACCCCATACAACATGACCACTAACCGACTTAGCGTTAACGCCAGAATGAAAACGATAGATCTCACAAGCGCCGTGCAATCTTGCTGACGTTTTAACTTCAAATAATTCAATAATTGAACTTGGATTTAATTTTGCAAGCTCTGCACGTACCTCAGCTGTGACAGTCATTGATCGTGATCTATCGATCTGGTGCTCAACAGACTATAGCCTGCTTGCGATTGACTTAGTTTTATTGCGCAAGCAATCCACCAGGACGTTTTTGCTTGAGAAGCTCTTGCTGAACGGCAAGTCCAACAGCCTTCCCAAGCTGATTTGCCTTTTGATCATCACCTTGAACCTTGCTGCCGCTGGCATCAACATTCACGGTGACGTTATTGGTGCTGCCGCCAGAGCCGCTAGCGGCGACGCCTAGCTTGCCGTCAGAGCCACGAGACAGCGGCAGGATCGCCTCTGGGCCAGCCTCACCCATCACACCAGTGTTCATGGCGCCGCCATCGGCAAATTTGAACAGGGTTGGGGAATCGACGATGCCGCCCATGGCGAATGGCTTGATGCCATTTGAGAATGCGGCACCATTGGCTGCTAGCGCTGGAACTGCGCCACCAAGATTTAGGCCGAACATTGGGCCAAATATATTTTCGTAAAGTGAAAGCATCACCAAATTAGAAATCATCTTTGCGGCCATATCAGCAAAACTATCCGCAATACCTTGGAAGAATCCAGCAAGTATTTCCTGGGCACTTGCTGTTCCAGTGGTTATCTCTTTAAATGCATTGCCAAACGCATCGCCAATTGCCTCAGCGCCAGTGACAGCAACATTTTCCCAAGTCGCAAGATCCTTCAGCGTTTCTTTTGCGCGCTGATAAGAGGCGGAAATTTTTTCTCCGCGAATTGGTTCCGCTGAATCGGTTACAGATTTTCTCGCCTCCTTATAGTTTGGATCAAGCAACTTAGCTCGCTCTCTTAGCTTTTTCAGCTCCTCTTCAAGTGCTGCGTTTCCAAGAATTTTTGCATTTACAATGTCAAGTTGAATTTGTAAGGCTTTATACTCTTCCGAATTAATGTCTTTTCTTGAATTTATTGTATCCGAAAGAGCCTTGGCTTCTTCAAGTAATACCTGCTTAGACGCCAGCCTGGTTTCGATGTCTTCTATTCCAGAATTAATAATATTTTTTTGTGTTTCATAGACTTGATCAAGCGAAGCAATTTGCTCAACAATTGCAGGATTTATTCCTTGCTGTATTAGTTGAACAGTTCTTTTGCGAATATCGTAATCGTTTTGCGATTTTTGTATAATTTGATCAAACTGCTGTATGGCCCCTGAAAGAGTTGCGCTAAGTTGATTGCCTAAATTTTTATTTTCATTTATAACAGCTCTAACTAATGATTTAAAATCATTCCCAGACTTTGTTGCGGCGATCAGATCAGCTTGCGCCTTATCAATGCCAGACGTATCATAA